GACATACTCCTCAGTCGCCCAACCTTGTGCGTCCGTGTAGTCCCAACCTAGGACAGGCTCCCCATAGATTAGAGCGTTAACACGATAACCAGCAAGAAGCGAATGACGTATATCCTCCAGCTCGAAGTCGGGAGGCTGTCTGACGTCGACGCTAACCGATGCTCTTGGACTTCGGTTCCCGGCAATGTCAACAGCCTCAACACCATACGTGAACGTCCCTGCGGACGATTCAAACCAGACGAAGAACTCACCCGATATGGAACCGATAACCGAGTTGTTTCGGTAGACATCATAGTGATTGATTCTCCACGTCGAGTTCGGTCGAGAGTAGCGCAGAAGGACATTGTTGTCGATGACCTGCGCATTGATCATCGGTGCCGGAATTGCAGGAATCGTAACGAGGACTGCTAGGAACGCTGTAGAGTAGGCTCCGAGTCCATTACGAGACCTGACCAGATACGTATGATTACCCACCAGAATCGGATCAAGTCGAACTTCCGTTTGGGGAGTAGCAGCGACGAAAAATGCAGTCTCCCAGACTGTTCCCTTGCGAACTTCGTATGACGCAGCATTTGTTGCACCGGACCAGAAAATCCTCAGGACTGACTGCTGGAGAATTTCGTAACCGATAGTCGTGGGAGAGGTTGGGATTGCACCAATCGTCCCTTCGGTATCGGTGATGATGCGAGTAAGTGGTGCTACCTCCGCTTGCAGCTCACCAATGCTCAAGACGAACGCCTGCAATATCTGATACAGCTTTGGATCAGTATGCTGGTATCCTTCAACCAGCGAGGCGAACGTGGTGATTCGTGTGACAGCCATTAGACGTTCACACGGCCAGTCCAGAGCAGGGTAGCATAGAGCTTCAATCGAGTCAGCTGGAAGTAGTCTTCCGCGCCGTTCGTCTGAAGCTTCACCGAGGCACGCTCATCTTGGAAGTTCAACATCCTCTCAAGCGTCCGGCCAGGCTGAGCACTCAGAGCGATACCGGCTGGCTGTGCAGAGCGCGCCCGATCGATTCCGGAGATGGTCAGGTTGAGCGCCCCGTTGCCCTTTGCTCGAAGCTGCAAGTGGCCGAACTGATAGATGACGGGGTCAGCTTCGGGTGCATCGGGAGGCAAGAGAGCAGTCTCGATGAAGCTCTCGATTGCCATGCCGAAGTCATCCCGCGCAGCCTCATCGTAGCTGTAGATGTCGTCGTCCCTCGACCCAAATCGGAATTGAGTCCGCTTGCTGATTGAGTTCAGGTCCACGACTATCGAGGTAGCACGCTTCGGGAACGTCCAAGTCGTCCACCGAATGTTCTCCGGGTCGATGCCATCGTCTACATCCCCCACAAGAAGATGAGTAGGAGTAGTAGCGCTATCGAGAGGCACAGCACAGTAGATAAGTGCTTTAATCGGGTCATAGACGATTTCGACCTGATTGAGCGCCAGACGATTGACACGACGCCAGATATCCGAGATTTTCCTGGAAAGTTCATTGTTGCTGAACGTCCCATTAAAGAGGTAGAGCCCAGACCTATCGGCCGAGAAGAAATTGTCCAGCGCTGCACCGTTCTGGTCCAGCACCTTGGCGATAGAGTGGCACTCCGCTCCGATACTCAGGTCGACGTTGGTGACTTCCCAGAAGGCAGGGGAGTCTCCAATTTCGCTGGTGACGTAGGTCTTTCCTCCTCCCTTGAGGAGGTAGTATTGGGAGCGGAACTCGACACAGTTCTTAACGCCTCCCGACGCATCACCAGGAAATGCAAGAACAAATCCTTCTGTGGCCGAGAACGACTCAGGTTGACCCGGCTCAGAAAGGTAGACCGCAGATTCATTGGTATCAGTGCCCCATACGGCGAGACGGCTCTTGTAGACTCCAATACCCACGCCTGCAGGAATCTCCACGAGCTGGTCCAGCAAATAGTCGACTCCGGCCTGAAGGTCAGCATCGAAGAAGTCGACAGTCAAGACCGTCGTTACATTGTCTCCGATACGTCCGTTCGGGATAGAGAAGAACTCCTGATTCTTTTCGTCACCTGCGTAGTTGGTCGCGAGCTTCTTTGTTGCCAAGAGAACGCGCGCGACGGTGCCGGCAGGTCCAATCGGAATGTTGCTAAGGTTGACCTTCTTCGCTCCGGGCGCATCGTAGAGAGTGAACGTCGCTGGACCGGGCTGAGTCAGGTATCCCGAGATGGTCTCGTAGGCTACTGCAAAGAGGTGCTTTCCAATTTCAACACTTCCAGCAGTCGTTGAGGTAGCAGCAACAATCGGCGGACCAATAGGTGCAGGACCGGCTGCAGGACGAGCAGTGCCTGATCCTTCGTAAACGTAGACCTTCTGGCCGGGCAGTCCCTTGTTGCTGTTGTGTGGCGTGATGTATGCCCTGTTGTAAAGCGACACCATACCGAAATCGGTCATGCCAGCGATGGTGAGGATTGGCACGGCCAGACTGGTTGAATCCCAGATGCGTCCAACGCTGTCCAGAATGAGCAACCGATCTGCCTCGCCAATCCTCTTGTAGGATGCTATCCTGTAGATATCGGGGACTGAGAGATGCGCGACGAACCCCTTCCGAGTCTCGACACCATGCTCCGTGAATACGACGTTCAGCGAGTCGAGGAAGTGGTCTCCCGGGCAGACGTCATCCTCGCCCCGGTCGAACGTGCCCCGGAACTGGTCTACGGTAATCGGAACGTGGTCCTTCTGCATCTTAGACCGCCGCTATCGAGGGATACCACTTGTTCTGCGACTTGCTGTAGGTCAGGTCCTGTGCGCGATTCTGGACCAGAGCAACAGCAACCGCAATGTTTCCGGCAGCGGTGAACGTCAGACCCGCGGCCAGAGGAATGATGGTGACCTTCTGACTTGCCACTCCGAACGTCTTGGGCAAGATGTTGACAATTGCCACCGCACCGCTGACGGTGAGAATGTCCGCGTTAGCCTCGATAGTCGCTGCCGATGCAACGAGCTTCTCGGTCCGCTTGCTGATGAATCCCTGAAACATCTGACTTCTCCTTAGTTAGGAACTCTGTAACGAGTTCGCCGACGACGTGTTGGCAATCCTTGGCTCTGTCGAATTGCCGTCACGATCAGCCTATCCAAGGCTCTACCTGTCTCCGAGTCGAGTTCGTCAGCCCGTGTCGGATTCTCACCGATGTAGCGCGCACCTAGAGCTGCGGTTCGCGCTGATAGGGCCGACTTGCTATTCGTTATGCCGATGAAGCTCCCAGCCCCCGCGATAGCAGCAAGCGACTTGACATAACGAATCCTGAGCTCACGGTCGGCCGTAGCACGGAGGAAGAAAACCGTCTCCTCACGCCACGTCCAAATCCGTAAGTGAGTCGTTGGCTTCTCATCAGGTTCCCAATTACGTTCGTCCATTTCGACGAAGTTCTCGGTTGACCCCGGTGTCCTCTCTGATAACGTGATGGGTCGCAGCATATCTGCCGGTGGATTGGTCAGAGATTCTGCGTTCGCTGGGACGAGTAGCAGAGAGGACACCTCGACCGTCGTTTTCAGGCCGTGCAGGTTGTAGTAATCCTGCAGCTCCCTGTAAGCCTTGTTCAGGTAGGGGAGGAGAGAATCAAAGGTGTAGAATGTCCCCGGAAGGTCATTCAACAACCCTTGAGATTCCTCGATTACCTGCTGCGCAGTATCAGGCATTTGTTCACCCGCTGAACACTTCTCTGTCGAAAGCTAGGCTCTCGCGTAGGTCATTGCCTTGTGTCGCTCTTCGTCGAGAATGTAAGAGCAGTGAGAGCAGACGATGGCCTTCGGATGGACCTTCTCGAAGCACGATGGGCACTCCGAGAGAGCCATGACAATCTCGTTGTCCAGCAGCCACGGCCGCTCCAGCTTCAACGCGTTGCAAGCATAACGCTGGATATCGGAAATGGTCTTGTGCTGGCGGAACTTGTTCCAGTCGTCGTCGGCCAACTTCACGAGGTTCTTGAACCACGCGACTTGGCGGATGTTGGCTTCGTCGAGTTCCTTGGCAATGGACGCGACCTTCACATTGCCCGGCATCCAGAAGAAGCCAGGGATAGCGTTCGGCGGGAGCGTGCCGTATTGCGCGTCCTGCCAGTCGACTACGATGGCGGCGGCGATGACGTCGGCCTCGACAGGGACGCGAATGACAGAGCGATTCTGCCCGGTCTGTCCACGTTCGTCGCCGACGTAAATGTCGTTGATACCCTTCGTGACCAGCAAGGTCGATGGATAGTCATACGACGCCTTCTCCAGGAAGAACTCGGACGGGAGGATAGGCTTGGTCTCCCGAATGATGCACGGAGCGATTGATACGAGCGTTGCCGCTTCCATTAGTCTACCTTCCTTTTCGTAGAGTCCATGAATACAGAGTCTTCGTAAGCAAACATCGGAGAGCGTCCTGCCTCTTGAATGATAGCCAGGAAAGCCTCTACTTCTGCTTCTTCCTCATCCTCAAGCCGCTTCTCCAAGACAGCCTTGATTTGCGACGGAGTTAGGGGATTCTTGATGCGATGAATGAGAACTTCGACTGGTCTCCGCGCCAATGGCAAGTAAAGACCATGCTCATCCTTGAACACGTAAATAGGCTCATAGGAGTAGTCGCCCATGAGTTCCTTGTTTCCGACCGATGACTGAACGCGCTCCAGAATCCAACGGTCCTGATCGAACGGGTATTTCAAGACATCTCGAACCTCAGTGACTTGACGGACAAATATCTTTCCGTAGAAATCACTAAAGGTTCCAAATCTCTTCTCGGTCAGGTTCGTGGACCAAATGATTCGAAAGTTCGGCACTCCAAACGGAGATGGTCCCAGCTCGCTGGCTAGGAGATCGTTTACTTCCTTGAGAAGCTTCGTATCCATATTAGACCTGACGGGAGGAGAGCCCGGTGCATCTCCCCCCGCCCTACGGTTAGTAGCCCTGCGGCACGGCCAGCTGGTCGATGTAGACGCAAGCAGCTGGGTTGTTGACGAACAGATTGAAGCTCGCCACGATGTAGTAGATTTGGCTCGCCGCGACGCCCCCAGATGCACCGCGAATCTCGAACACCTTGCGGCCATCGACATCGTAGAAGCCCGGAGCCTTCATCTCGGCACGTCCCCACACTTCCTTCACGATGAAGTCGATGCGGGTCTTGTCCCACGAGTTGGACTGCCGGATGCTGACACCCGCCATCTGCATGTTGTTGGCGTTGAAGTAGGGATTGAGTCCCTCCTCCTTGGCCGACTTGGTGATGACGGACACCAACTGCCCGTATTCCTCGTAGGAGGCCACCTGCGCCGGATGCATCCACGCTTCCATGTGCATCACGGAATCGCCACCGACACGGTCGGCTACGCGATTGACGGCCAGACGAGGGAAGGGCAGCGCGAAGGACGAGCCAGCAGCTGCAACACGGTTCGCACGAATCTCGGGAATCAGTGCGCGGTCCATGCCGAGCCACGAGCCGACGCTCGCGTTGTTGTGGTGATAGGCCACGCCGTAGAGCGAGACTGGCGGCGTCCCGGTCAGACCCGAAACAACCAGCTTGTCTCCGGCAGTTGCCGTCGCAGCCGCGCTGTTGATGCGCACCTGCTTGTTCGGTCCGTCGTAATACTCGAGCGGACCCTCACCACCGACCGCACCCAGACCAGCGTATGGCTTCCGCGTGGTCAGCGTTGCGTCGTAAAGCGAGTAGAGGTGCTTCTTCCGAAGAAGACGGGCACCGAAGCCATCAGCGGCCAACGTATACGTGTCCTTGCCGCCGGCCGTGGTGACGCCGGAGACAGTGGCAAGGGTGCCCGTGCCGTTGGTCATGCAGAGGGAGTCCACTCCACGACGGAACTCCTTCATGCTGGTGGCCATCATGTGACGGAAGGTGTTGATGCGAGCCTTCCGCGCATCGTCCGTCGCCCACTGGGCCTTGGTCTGCCATTCCACAGCGTGCTTCAAGTTCGCTGTGGGCACCAGAGCCTTGTCGAACTCCGGACCTTCACCGCGTCCGAGGTCTCCCCCGGCCGGTTCAAAGTGTCCGAAGAGGCCACCGGGAGAAATCTCCAGGGGGATTCTCATGTCACGAGCCGAGACCTTCTCGACAGGCCGCTTCTCGATGTATGAGAAGAAGGTCGCTTCCCGCTCGAACAGAACGGGCACCTTCTCCTGGACGTTCTCCAGCTCGGTGGCGTTGACTTGCAGTTCAGTCTGCGCCATGATTGTTACTTCCTTGTCGTGATTTTCCCGGCGAGCAGGTCCTCGTCAGAGGTCTTGCCCCAATCGATCTTCTTGGGGTCGAGACGTGCCGCATTGCCCCTCACGCCTCCCGCCGCTCCTCGACCGCCGCTCGGAATATCACGCTTCTGCTTGTTGTTGTTCTTCCCGACCTTTTGGCCGAGAGCCTCTGCGACCATGCGATTTCGGATGCCGGGAAGGAGCTGCTTTGCACGCGAGAGGTGCGCGTTGAGAATTGCCTCTTTGTGCTCCTTCGTAAACCCGCCGACAGTTGCACGCCTCCACAGCTGGCGTAGTGTTCCAGCGAGTTGCTGATCCTCGCTCAACTTCGTATCGAGTTCGGCCAATGCCTCTTTCACGATGGCCTTACGTGTGAAGCCGTTCAGCTTGTTTTCCGGGTCAGTGATGCCCCGGTCTGCAACCCTCTCCAAACGAGTGTAAGACTCGACGGACAACTCAGTGTTGAAGTTGCCATATCTCTCGTTGAAGTGCCGACTCCGTTCCTCCCTGAGCTGGACCTCCGCAGGATGAGGTCCCGGTGATTGTGTCCTGGGCTCAGGTATCCTTGCTTCGCCGAACACGTGCTTGGCAATGTGTCCAGCGGCATACATCAGATTCTTGTCGTTCAGACGCCTACCGTCGTTGTAGGTCATCCGAATCAGGTCTTCGAGAACGGGCATCGTAGCCCGCACGTAGAGTTCCTTGCTCATCCTCTGTAGGGTGGGCAGGAAGTTGTCCACCAGCATCGGGACCGATTCCGGCGAGTTGTTCGCCAGCTCTCGGAGCACGAGCGATGGGTCGCCCTGAACGAGGCTCGACTCGATGATGTCGAAGTCATCAGCCTTCTTCGCAGCGGTGACGGCTTCTTCAACAGAGGCGAACGTCTCGGAGAACTTCTGCTCCCTGAAGAAAATGTCCTTCAGTCCGGGCACCTTCTTGAAGATTTCCGGGTCGGCCTTCTTTAGCTCTTGATACGTCGGGCGGCCCTCAACAGCAGGCTCGACGCGTGGCTTACCTTTGGCTTCCCCTTCTTCAGCCGGTGTTTCTTCCTCGTCTTCACCCTCGTCATCGACTTCGTCCTCGTCCTCTTCTCCCTCGTCTTCGACTTCGCCGTCTTCGGATTCAGGAGTCTCGTCTGGAGTGTCGGAGTCACTGGTGCCCTGCTCACCAGCATTGTCAGGGTCTCCGATATCATTTAAGATATCGAGGTCGGTGTCGTTGTCGTCGGCCATCTGCGTCTCCTATGCGGCTTCGTTCGGAACCGGATTCTCGATTTGTCCTTCTTCACCACCGGCAGGCTGCTCTGCTGCCATCTGTTGCTGCTGCATCATCTGCATCTGGATGATGTTGTTGTGCTCCATGTAGTGTGCGCGCACGTTCATCCATGCTGCAGGATTGTTCTCCTTCGTGTCCATGCCGACTGGTGACTTCAGCCAAGAGAGGCAGATTTCAGCCTCAATCTCGTGTCGGTCAACGTCCTGGTCAACAGGCACTGAAGACTGGAATTGCTCCTGACCAGTCATCGGATCGAAACCCATCATCGTGGGCTGACCCTGAATGAGCTGGGCAATCTCTATGAGCTGCTTGTTCCGGTCGTCGTCTCCGGGGATGTAGAGGTCTTCCATCCCGATGAGTTCGGCGATGAACGAGGTGTTCTCTGGATGCATGAAAATCTGACCCATCTGAGGGTCTTGCATCTGGATGAGTTGCAGTAGCACGTCGCGCTTTTGCGCCCAGGAAATCGGGAAGGCCTCGGAAGTCTCTGGCTCGATTTCACCAACCTTACCCTGCAACTCCGCCTTACGAATCCACGTGTTGATGAAGCTTTGTCCTTGTTCTTTGACGAATTTCTCATCCTGCACCATGTTCTTGGCGAAGGACCTGACGGACTTGCTCATGACCTGCGCCCACCAGACCTTGAGGACCGTCCACGTCCCGCTGAGTCTCTGCAGTGCTTGCGCGCGCGACAGCTCATATTCTCGTGCAGTTCCGCTACCACCTTCTATAGCGCCACCATAGATAGTAGGAAACGTCCCAACAACAAATTGAGCCGAAGAATCCAGACGGTCAGCGAACATCTCCACTTCCTGAGACAGAGACGCAGCTTTGATGTCGTGAAAGCCTGCGGATAGATTCTGGCCAGAAGGAGCCTTCGCTTGATTAACCATGCCCGGTCTTGCTTCCGACTTAGAGTAGTTCTCGAAGTCCAAAACAGCCGGGTCAGCAAATGTCTCTGGGATTCCGAATTCGATAGTCTCAAGGGTGATGTTCGAAAGCTCGTTGGTCATGTCCTGAATCGGGACAAGACTCTGACCTTCGGGCTCTGCGTGAATATGCTCGGAGAACGGCGACATGGTGGCCGTCCAGTGGTCATCAAGCACGTCGGGGAGAACTTCGACTACCAGATCATTGTTAACGATGACTACGTAGCAGCCCTCAGGATATTCCTTCTTGAGGCGAATTACGATTTCATCTTTGGTATCACCCCAGTAGTTGAACGCCCAAGGCCGAATCCACATGCGAGAGACGGTGCAGACGTTGTCCTGCCACTCTCCAGCATATCGACGGTCGTTGCGCGCCCACCGCTCGATTTCATCAGAGTCGTAGCTCGCCTTGATCAAATGGGCAAACTCTGGATACGTCTCTTGGATGAGTCCTACTGGCTCCTCTGTTACGAAACGGAGATAGGGGGCCTCATCCAGCTTGGAGATGTAGTGCGGCACCTCTACGTGCAGAGGACCAAACACACGAAGAATCTCTCGAGACTTGGGCCGGTCGTTGTAACCGACAATGGTATCGAAGGTTTCTTCCTGGTCTTGAATCTCTGGAGGAGCGACTACACCACAGTTGGGGCACTGCTGTGGCATCTGCTGTGCAGGGATAGCTGGGTCGACAGCGGGTTCCTCACCTGACGGAGTGCCGCACGCTGGACAGAAGTAGCTACGATTGACGAGTGTTTCCTGACCGGGAATCGGTTCCTTAAAACTGCCAAACTCCTTCTTGGTCTTGAGCTCGTTGTAGCAGAAGACTACTCCTGTATTAAAGAGGAGATATAGCGCACGAAGGAAGAGAATTTCCGACTGATTGTGCCTTTGGATGAGTTCGGCAATCTTCGAGTAGGCTTTCGCCGTCTGGACGTCGCTGGCGTTATCCGCATCGTCAGGGAAGAATCTGACATAAGGAATGCCAGCAGCAATCGCCGAAATCCACGCCTGTCCGTGGGCCTTGTAGATATTGACAACCTTTGCGATAGCTTGGACATCGGTGTCGCCTTGTGGGTCTTCGAACGCGACGGCTGTCCGGTCCTGATAGTCTCGGTAATCGCGCGCGACGGCATCCCAATAGATGTATTGCAAGTTGTTCCAGTAGCACTCCAGCTTCTTCAGCCTTTTGACATATGCCTCACGAACGCTCCGCTCAGGAATACAGAGGGCGTCCTTGATACGGAGCAATGCATCCGTCACCTCTTTCGGGTAGATATCTTCCGGGTCAATCTCCTCCTCTAAGTCATCCACGATTTCATCGGGATTCTCAGGAAGCGGAGCGAGAGCATCCGGGTCGAGCAGATCCTCAGGGAGCAGCTCGGGGTCTACCGCCGTTTGGTCGATGGGAGGATACATGTTAAGGCTTCACGTAGGTATCGTAGTATCGCTGGAGATGCTGAGGCATCCCTTGAATGCTCTGCATGAAGTTACGAGTCGCCGTGTCTTTGTCTGCCTGACTGCTTCTCATGAGAGGCTCTAACGTCCGTCGCCAATCCGCCTCTGGAATCGACAGTCCAAGCTGAGCCATGCGTTGATACGTGTCCGGGTCTACGAGGCCGGCAAGTTTGCCTCCCTTTGCAATCTCACCGTATGGGTCGTAAGGAGAGTAGATACTCTCAGGCGGCATTAAGTGACCCTGGAATCCAAATCTATCGAGTGCTCCGTATCCTTTATCAACGCCTACCATCTTCCTTGCTGCCGGATCTACCATGAACTGTCCGGTGTGTCTATCTGTGACGGCACCGAAAATGTCACGGGCTTGCTCAGCAGCTAGCTGGTTAGCGATTTCTGGGTTTTTGATGTGGCTCAAATCTCCGTAAGGCCATCTCTCAAATGAGGATGGTAAAAATTGCTGAAAAGTTCCACCGCCCTCGATTCTGTGAGCTACTGGAGTATCCCCCTGCAGCAATTCCATAACCTTGGTTTGGGCTTCCTCTCTAGCACTATGACTTGCTGGTTCTGCAGGTCTGCCAAGAGTGCCGTAGTCATCACGACTCAACACACCACCCTTTTCCAACCATCTACCTGTTGGACCCTCGGCTACGCTTTTTGGGTTGATTCCGGTCAAGGAGAATCTACCGTAGTCGATTAGTGGACCACCAGCAATTTCTTCTCTTGTCTTATGAGTTCCTCCGGTTGGGAGGGGAGTCTCGACCTTAGCTAAACCAGGGAACGAGCCACGCCTCGGCGGTGCCTTGCTGTTACCAAAGATAGCCATCCGCCGCGCCATCTCGTCGGTGATATCTTCTTCAGGAGCCTTCAAGTCTGCGAGGTCAGAAAGACCCTCCATTTCAGCCTGAGCAGCAGGGTCAGTAAACCTGTCTAGAAAGTTACCGATAAGCTTCTCGTCACCAGATTGCTCTGCCAGCTTCATTACACGTTCGAGTTCCGGAGTATCAATGTTAAGCCGTCGATTGGCTATGTCACCAAACTTCAGAATGTCACGCCTGAATCCACTGGTTGGGAGGATACCGGCAATGCTCGTAAGACCCTTGGCACCAAGTGCAGCTTTGCCAGCAAGTAGGCCAGCCTTTATCTCCTCTACAGGGAGAGAAGATGCGATACTTCCCATCACCCGTGCAGGAGACTTGCCCTTGGTCCAATTCTTGACGGTGTTGACACCCCAGTCGACAGGGTCTTCACCACGAGACTCTAATCCAGAACCAAGAAGGCCGAAAATCGGGTCATCTTCAGCAGCGCCTTGCTTGAACTCCCGAACTCTCTGGGTTACAGGGTCCACGTCCATTTTGAACTCTGGACTCTGCTTGAAATTGAACTCGGGGGCCTCCCAGCGTTGCTTTTTACGCTTAGCAGCATTGCCAAGGAGGGTTTCTAGCTCGACTCCTTGCGTTGCAAAGTCAAATGGCTCTGCCTCGACGTTGAATGGACGGGTAGCTTCGTAAGGATTTGTGGTCCTCATCGTGAAGCTGCCTTCGCTACCCCGTCTTGGAGCCATCTACCTTTTCCGCTTCCTCGACACGCTTTTTCCAGAGCTCACGCGCTTCTTGAGCACTCGCGTGTTCGAGCGTTGCTTGCTTTCTGGACCACGGTATCCGAGACTTTCGGATATTTCCTTCAAAACCCGGTCTAATAGGTTGAGGAGTTGGTCGAGTCTCTCTTTTCTCTCGCTCTGCATCTAACAATCCACGCAAATACTCGATTTCCTCGCTTTGGAGCGAGATTGTTTGACGTAAAGCCCCGCAAACCTCACACGACATTGTTCGCCGTGTGAACAAATCATCGAAGAAGCCCACGAAACCTCCGGTGCCGCTGAACCGACATGGTCGGCTTGTGTTTGGACTCCAAAACCTCCATTTGACGGTGGAGGCGAGTCCAATCTTGAGTCTCTGCGAAGGTCTGAATGACCTTTCCGAGCGTTTGCATTCGCTGGTCTCGACTCCAGACGAGCCTGATATACTGATCAACTTCTTTAATCAGATACCGGCCACCGTCATAGGAGTCATCACCCTGGAATTCGGCTACATCCTCGACAACTTCGCCCTCTTTGTTGTCGTAAATGCAGATCGGGATGGTCTTAATGAACTCCTTACAAGTGTTAAAGACCTGCAATCTCGGGAGATTCGTCTCTAAAGGTTCCGGAACGAAGGCCTCTTGGTATTTCGCGTAGGCCATTGCACCGAAGTTCCTGTAGATGTATCCTGCGCGCTCCTCCGAGTAGCCCTCTGCAGGGATATACTTCGGTGGTTTCGGTTCCCATCGGAGGAAAGAGTGCATCAGCATCTTCCCACCGAGTCTATCGTTGTCAGCTTGAGCAGGACGGAAGCCAGAGGCCTTCGTGAACTGCTCGGCTATAGTCTCTTTGTCTCCCCGCTTGGCCCAGGCGCTTGGGTCCAAGACGACAGAGTGTATCTCATGCCGCTCATTTTGCGAAAGCCGGGCAACGTCCGCCCCCCATGTCTCGATGTTCTGCTTGTCCTTAGCATATTCCCGATAGAGGAATACCCGCGCATCAGGCGAGACAGCAGCCCAACCAGCCCACGTCTTAGCAGTGTAGCCCCAGTCAATCGCGAGTATCCGTGGCCACCATTCCGGGACCTCGAACGGCTCGATGACGTGGCAAGCGTGCTGAGGCTCTCCGGCCCTGTGAAAGTCTCGCCACTCGGCAAAGACTTGTCCGGAGAACACATACCAGTCGCCGTCTTTCTTGGCGCGGCGTTCGGCCTCGGGAAGGATTTCGAGGCGCCAAGCGTATCCGGGGTCGGCCTCGTTGAGGTATGGGTTGTCGTCGAGCTTCGCCGGGATGTAGATGCGAGTAGTTCTTGAAGAGCGGTCATGAATGATTTTGAAACCTTGTCGCGCCGGGTCGACGAATCTTTCTCGGACCCAGACGTGGCCTTGGTTTCCTGGGTTGCTTGCACTCCTGACGACTGGTGGGAGGTCAGGTTCGGAACTGCGTACACGAGAAGTGACGAAGGAATAGACGAACCACTTGAACGATGTGAGCTCGTCGAACGCCGCGTAGTGGTATTCCGTCGTGTCATGGCGTCGTGCGTGCTTCTCTTTTTCGAGGTAGCTCGCCCGGATAATAGCCCCTGAAGGCCACTTCCAAAAGTGCTTGGCTTCGTTAAACGTTGCGCCGGTTAGCTTGTAGAACCTGTCGGCACGCGGAATGATGCTTTCCTCTAATTGCGGGAAAGTCTCGCGAAAGATGATACCGTGAAACTTCGGATGAAGATGCCAGCCGCGTAAAATCGGAAGCATGATGAGCAGCTCGGATTTGCCACCTCCGGCTGCTCCACCATATAATGCTTCGAAGATCGAATCTGGAATCTCGAGAAACTTCTGTTGCTTCTCGTGTGGCTTCCAGATTCGAGTGAAGTTGTCGACGACCTGTATGGCCACGGGCCTACTTGAAATCGTCGAATCCGTCGTGAGGCTTGCTCGGTGTGGTCACTCCGGCCTGACCCGAGTCGCCCTGCTTGTTGTCCTTGTGCCCACCCTGACCAGCGGGTCGGCCAGGTCCGGGTTCGCCCTGACCGGTGATGCCTGCTCCGGTGTGACCCGGAATCGCACTGCCTTGACCCGTGAAGGGCTTGCCACGACCGTGCGTCTCGTCCTCCTGCATGGTCGAACCGACGGTGCCAGTCATCTCGTCCTCGGTCGCATCACCGCGCTCGATGGCCCGACGCTTGGCCTCCTGCCAACCGAACGCCTGTTCCTCGAGGAGTCTGACCTCGTCCTTGTTCGGCTCGGGAATGGTGGTTCCGAGCGCGATTGCAAGCTGACGAGCGAGAACGTATCGCTTGCCGTCGCTGAGGTCGTAGATGATGTCTCCGCCGAACGCCTTGTAGTCGCCACGCTCGCCAGCGACGGTGATGGGGCCACCGTAACCGAGCACCTGACGAGCCTCGTTGATGGTGACTCCCTCACCTTCGAGCGGCTCGGGTGACGCCGCGACGAAGCCCTCCTTGTTGACGCCGTAGAGCTCGATATCGTCACGCTGGTTGACGCGTGGAAGGACGGGCGCGTTGGCCGGTGTCGTCCAGCGTTCCTGATCGGCGCGCTTCCGATTCTCTTCCTCGGCGTGAGAGCGCGCTTCCTGCTCGGATGGCTGACTGTCAGCTTGTGCGCTCCCACGACCAGAAGTTCCCTTCGGGCCGTAGTCGCCTGAGTATTCCTGCACCGCCGTGCCCCCCTTGTCGGAGGTTTCTTTGCCCTTCTTTTCGGCCATTGCTGTCTCCTAGAATCCGCCGCCTCGTGCGGCCATGAGCTGTCGCATCCGGTCTTGAGCGCCGCCGAGGTCAGGCATCGGTCGACCAGCAGGTGCCTGATTCATGACTGGGTTCGGGTTCTGCTGACGCCAAGCGTCACGCATCTGATTGGCTTGGGTCATATCGAATCCACCCGGACCCATTCCGCCACCAGGTCCCGGAGGTGGTCCGATGGAACCCATCTGTCCGGCAGGCCGCTGGAACTGGCCCATGCGAGACTGCGCCGCCTGCATCTGGGCCATCATGTCTGCACGAGGGTCACCGGCTGGACCCATCTGCGGCTTGTCGAAGACTCCTGCAGCACGTTGGACTTGCATCTGCTGAGGATTGAAGCCGCCGCCGAATCTGTCGATGGGGTCACCTCCACCCATCATTGGAGGAGCCATCGGTGCCCCTCCCGCCGGAGGTTGAGGTCTTTGGATAGCACCTCCGAAAGGCATCTGAGGCATCGCCTTTCCAGCCCACCCTCCCGGAGCTGGACGTGGCGCGGCGCTCGGTGGGAGTGGCATCGGGCCGCGAGATGGAAATGCTGGCCTTCCCTGAGAAGGTCCGCCGACGAACGGCTGCAAGTTCAGCTGCGGCGCACCGGGAGAACCGGGAGGAGGTGGCATCCAAGATGGTGCTGCTGCTCGACCACCTCCCGCGCCGCCCGAGATCGGACCCTGCATCTGAGGCTTGACACTTCCCATCCCCATTGGTGGTTTCTTGGTTCCGGGCTTCATCTTCATGTGACTAACCTCAGATGCAGAGTTTCCGACCACGCAAGCGACCTCGTCGAACTACTTCTTGGACGGAGAGTCCTTCGACGGCTGCGTCGGCTGGGTGGAACCGGGTTTCTGTCCCCCGCCACCACCAGGCTGCTGACCGCCGCCTCCGGGCTGCTGCTGTCCGCCACCGCCACCGGGATTCTGTTCAGGCATTGCTCTTGCTCCTTGAGAGGTTAGTGCGCCGCGCTGGGGAATCTCTCGCCGACGAACGTCTACTTGCGCTTCGGCTGTGCGCCAGATCCGGGCAGAGTGTTGTCGGGGCGCGCGCCTGAGCCCGACTCGCCGTCATCCTTGCAGGGCACGAGCACCCAGCCGTAGAGCGGCGAATACTTCAGCTCGAACCGCTGGTCGGGACGAGGAAGCGAGTTGTCGGGCCGTCCACCCTGTCCGCCGGGGAGACCCTGATCAGGCTTCGGCTGCTGACCCGGCAGGCTGTTGTCGACTTCCGGCGGGAAGACGGGGAGATGGACCGGGATGCCGGGAGGCAACTCGTTGTCCGGCAGCGTGTTGTCGGGGTGTCCACCACCCTCGGGTGGCCACGTGGTCGGCGGCTCCGGGAGACCCTGGTCGGGACGTCCACCGCCGCTGCCTGAGCCGGGCAAGCCCTGATCGGGACGCGGTGGCCTCGGAGTGCCCTGACCATATCCGGGGTCGACTGGACGACCGGGAATCCCGTCGAGGATGGTGATGAGTGCGAACTTGGACTTCGGCATCGGTTCCTATCTCCTGTTCTTCGGTTTACGACTTTTCCCCGCCTTCTGCAGGGCTATGGCGACAGCTTGCTTCTGAGGTTTGCCGTGATGCACCTCCGTCCGGATGTTCTGAGAGATGACCTTCTTCGAGCTTCCGGACTTGAGAGGCATCGCTGTTGTCCTTAACGGACTCGTCGAATCTCGATAGCTCGCGGACCCTTCGGAGCCTCGATGCAGAGGAACTCGACTCTATCTCCGATTTCAAGGTCTGCAAACTCGATACCCTGAGACTTTTGCAGTGCTGTGTAGTGGAAGAAATAGTCCTGTCCATCGTTGCCAGCGATGAAGCCGAATCCTTCCTTGAGTTTACGCACGACGCCGGTTTCATTCTGCGCGGCGTTGCGTTGCTCTGCCTGTGGTCCCGATTCAACTTGACGTTCACCGTTACGCATCCTTCGACTCCGTTTCGTTTGACGTTATTGCCCCCTCAAGATACTTCTGCGGGACACGTTCCTCTCCAACAGATACAGCCTCGTAGTCGGATTCTTTCTTGACTTCGGGGCGATACATATGGAAATGAACGGTCTGCTCGGCACTCATCTCCTTCGGGAGCATCTTCTCAGAGATGATTGCGAGTTGTGAGCCGACTTGAGCAAGCTCGCGCGCTTTTTCGATTTTCTTTATCTTCTGGTCATCGAGACATTCGAGGACGGTATTGAGACGCTTGAATGCGAGGTCTCGAATCTTCGTCCGCTGGCCTTCGATGATTGAGATGAGATTGGTATTTGGATTGTCGAGGTCGTTGTGACCCTGCTTGCCATGATCAGACATGAGCCTGATATGGTCCTCATTGACATCGAACAGTCTTGCGGAGTTCGCACGACCGGTCAGCTGGCCTACGATGACAGCATCTGCGGCCTCTTTAGGAGTTAGCTTCGGCTTGGAGACTGCCTTGCGGAGAGCGTTCTGAACGTGCTTGACAACCTCTGGGTCCAGCATTGACGGTGGCTCTGGAGTTTGAGGTTCAATCGGACTCGGAGCATCATCGCCCGACGGGCGAGAGTCCCGGTCTATCCGATTCAGAATGTTGCTATGGGACCCGATACGAATCGAGGCCTCTTCTTCAGAAATCCACATTGCTGCCTTGAGATGAAAATTGACTCCGAGGTCGGAGCTAGTCCCTCGGCCTACCGTGATTATAGCACGTTCTGCAAAAGCTGTCAAGTCGGCCAAAGTTCGCCTGATGAACATTGTTTCGAGCGATGAACATTTTTCCGGGTCCGGTATCGAAGTTCGAGTTATGAGATGGGACCCGCTATATCTGTAGACTAATCTCATATCGACACACTGACTTTACGGTGGCTACCACCCCCCGGAGCGATGTCATGGGACCCGCTGCGACATTATACCCCACCTCGCCCTCGGTGTCAACAACAAAGTAGTCAGCCTCACAAAGCACTCTATCACATAAAGTAGCGGCGATCATACTTTGCGTCATAAAGCAAGTGTAATGTTTACACGCTCGATACTTCCACTTTGTTTGGTAAAGTTGCAAATGAGATGTTGCACCGCGCCCGATCCGTGCTACACTTGTCTTCGTTGGCGGTTGGCAAGCACGCCGCGCCACACACGGGGCCACTAAAGGCCAGAGGATACAGCATCATGGAAAAGGTCACTGTCAAGCTCGAACTTCCGATCGAAGGCAAGCCCGCGTTCGTGTGGGAATACACGAAGGACAAGGCGGAGTCCATCGAGGACACCAAGGCCATTGCCAAGGCGATGGCGAGCGGGGACGAGACCCCGGCCGACTACCTCGTGAAGGCCTTCAACTACGGCCATGACCTGCTTCTCCGCGCGAGCGAGCGGTCGAAGGCCAACAAGGCCTCGCAGGGTCCGGAGAAGGAAATCGCCAAGGCCATCAAGATGATGGTCGAGACGGTTGGCTTCACCGAGGAGGCGGCCCGCGAGATTGTCATCAACCAGCGCAAGGCGGCTGGCAAGCCGGTCTAGCCCGGACGCGGGAGGGGACACCACACCCTCCCGCTTTTCTCGTTTCATGAGGAGTGATAACGAATGGCACAGAAGCATTATGACCGCGACCTCGCCCGCGCCTTCGGAACGGACGACCGCGAACAGTGGACCGAGTCTCAGCGACGCGTAGTGATGCGCATCGAGTGGCTCGAAAAGGTCGCCAAGGAACAGGCGACGAGAATGGCCCGGCTCGAAAAGGCCGCGGCGTCGGCGTGGCTGAGTGAACAGGAGGGGCGATGATCAGAATCGGCTACTCCACTCACCGCGACTGGGACTGCTACTACGACCGTCCCGGCGAAGACCTGCACCACCGCATTGGAATCCACTTCAGGTGGTGGTTCCTTGGGCTGGAGTGGACGACTCACACGCCGGAGGTGCGCGGATGAAGACACTTCTCGGCTACCTAGGCAGCATGGGTCTAGTCCTGACCCTCGGCCCACTGCTGCCAAACTGGTCGCCTCCGGCCATCCTGATACTTTACGCTTTCGCCTTCATGGCGCTCCAAGACAAAACCGAATAGCCTCCCGGCCCCCAGAACATCGGGGGCCTTTTTTCGTCTAGGCAACGCCTAGGAGGTTTATGAATCTTTCGAGGTTTATGAATCCTCAGAGTCTTATGTTCAGCCGGTGAACAAATCGCTTCGCCACATCGGCCTGGGCTGTGCATCTGGCCGGGAATGCTCGACCAGCACATGCGCCACGATACCCCCTGAACATTTTGTGCGCCGCGCTGATCAATTCGGGCAGCGGGATCGGCCTAACCCCCGCGACCGGGAGAAAATTGATCACACGCCATTCTCGCAATGTTCACTCGATGACAACTGGAATCTCCGTGGTATCCCTCTGGTATCGCTCTGGTATTGCTCTGGTATCACTCTGGTATCTCTATGGTATCTTTTATCGGCACAAGTCCTTTATTATCAATGGGTTACGCGATCAGCCCCCTCTCCCCCACCCTCGAAGTCGGGGGTAAGGCGTGTCCAGATTTTATCGAAGCCCGGAGGCATGTCGGCCACTTTTTCCACCTCATCCCTTTTTTTCTTATCTATATATATTTTTATATATAAAATGAAGAATAGAGGTGTAATTTTTTTCGACGAGGGGTAGGCCGAGGGGGGCTGAGGATGGTGGAGGGGGAGAGGGGGTCTCAGCTAAGTCCATACGGGTCAATAACTTACAGCCGATCGAGATACCAGAGACATACCAGGGAGATACCAGAGTCATACCAGAGTCATACCAGACGCATACCCGACAGATCCAGCCCATTTTCATGTCGAACGGCTCCGCCGCCACAGAATCGCTTGACATCTAAATCTAGCTGGCATATAATGGTTTTGCGCCCGCGGCCTGGATGGGCGCTGATGACAAAACAGGCAAAAGGAGAAGCGATGGCAAAGAGACCGGCACCGGAAACGTTGAGACTCTCCCGCAAGACACGAGTGGTCAAGCTCAAGAAGGACCGCTCGAAGACCTACCCCAAGAACCTCACTCCCATGAGCGCCTCGCTCAAGGCTGTTCGAGAAGCTGCTATTCATCTGCAGGGACTCGGATTCACCCACGTTGGTGCTCTCGAAGTCCTCGCAGCCCAGATGCACGAGAATCTCCTTGCATACTCGGCCTACAAGGCCAAGAAGGGTGGTCGGTAATGGCTCGAGATTACGACGACTACCTGGACGAGGACGAAAGCTTCGGACCCGATTACGACTACGACGAGGATGAGATTCAGTTCGCTGATCCGGGCGGCAATTCGGCTTTGCGCGCCGCCTCAGCCTCCAATCCCAGGAACCTGCCCTGCCCGACCTGCGAGATGCCCAATCGCCTGACTCCCGCAGATGTTGCTCGGGGCTATCAGTGCGATGCGTGTGCAGACCAAGCAGAGAGGGGAGGCTACTAATGCTCCGAGCTGCAAGGGAGATTGCGCCAGTCAAGTGTGCAGATTGCGGTTCCAAGCTGGGCACACCGCAGCACGGATTCTACATGAATCGCCAGCGCAACTTCCAGAACAACGGTTGGTTCATCAACTGCACGTGTGGAGTCACCTACGTGTGGTCATGGGATGAGACTGGAAAGAACGGGGGCGTCTGGAAGCGCAGGTCAGAGATGCCTTTGTTCGATGACAAGGCTCGGGTCGATAACTTCGGAAAGAGGGGACAGTAAGATGACACAGAGTGCATACATCGATGTTCGCGGTCCTCACCCGGTCTA